CATGATGTGTCTTTTGACATTTCAATCACTTCTTCTTCGCTGCCTACCGTTTGTGATAGTTTGAATTTTCCGAGTGCGAGAAACCATTTGTCTTCGTTTCTTACTGCGGTGAACGGAGTGTCTGCGATTTGTTTTACTTCAACTAATGTCGAAGATTCCGAGCTGCTTTGTTCGTTCGTAGATTTTTGTGATTGTTTTAACGCCCCATCGATCATTGATAATGCGCGTTGTTCTTGTTGATTTTTTGTAGTCATAATTAAACAGGTTAGTTAGGATTTCTCCCGTGTCGCCATCGACTCTGACGACTTCGGTGCGCCATTTCAGCGATCCATCGTTCCAAGCCATTTGTTAAGTTTTTCAAATTCAAGATTAATTTCGCTTTCTCTGGTTCCGTCCAGTTCTTCAGGCGTGAGTCGTTCCATATGGTTAGGATCTTCTCTTTCTCCTCCGTGGTGTAGGATTCGTTGCTGTTTGTCATATTGTTCCCTGTCCCAGTCGGGTGCTTTGTATCCTAGTCGTTCGTTTTTACTACGTGCTGTTTTTAGACTGTCGTAGTAGTCCTTCAGTCCGTTGACTGTTGACACCTTGTGTCCCAGTACCCATCGTTCTTGTTTGTCTAGTTTTTGTACCCAGAGTTTTTCGCGCTCGTCTTCCGAATAGAGTTTGTTTCGGTAGTACATCGGGAGCGCGGTTTTGATGCCGCTTTGGGTTCTGTATAGTTCATTTGTATCCCCTCCCCGGAAAGTGTTTTTTGTTGCATTATATGATTTTTCGTAGCCAGAACCTATTCCCGGGCTGCATAGTGTTATCGGTATGTACCCGGGGTGTCGTTCGTCCGCTTTGGTACAGTATTTGATTATGTAGTTTATCGTCTTGGCTGTTACGTACTTACCCTGCCATGTGAAACCGTATTTCCACTTTTCTATTGCCAGTTCTACTTCTTTTTTCGTCCCGAATATTATTCCGTGCATGTGTATTTTTTGATACCTGTTGCCTCCGATCTCTGTTGTGAGCCAGTGTTTTACGCTTTTTTTCTGTTTGGCTCTTATGTTTTCGAGCCAGTGCCTTATCGCATATTTTGCTACGGCGTTGTCGAGTTCGTATCCTGTTTCCTTGTGTTTTGCTGCTATCTTTGTGAATGCTTCGTTACTGAACGTGAGTGTTATGAATGCTTTGTGCTCATGTTGTTGTATTTCCTCCAGTAGTCGTACTCTCCAATCTCTTGCTTTTTGTTTGATACACTCGATGCATTTTTTACAGCCTATTGGTATCCATAGCTTGCGTTTGTCGTCGCATTTTGGTGGTTGTCCTCCGTTTTTTTTATTCGGCTTGTACCGCGGATTTCGCATTAACGTTGGATATAGGCACATATTTAAAAAGTTTTGGTGAGCCCGTAGGCCCACCGTTGTGTGGGTTAATCCCATGGAATCCCATAGAATTTTTCTTTTAATTCATACATATACTCTGAATATGCTTCTTTAGCGGTATATAGTTTTCGTTGCGCCGGCCATTCGTCTGCTGTCGTAACGCTTCTGTCTACAGCTCGCTGTAGCAAGTCTACGATTACTTCGATTCTTTCGAGTTGTTCTTGGATTTCCTTTTTTGTGTTTTTCATAGAACTGAATGTTTAGTTGGGGACGCCCCCTCACAAGCGAAGCGGGGGGCTCCCCAAGGCTAAACATTTAGTTCTATTGCTGGAACACTTTTGCGTCAGCGCGATAGGGATCGAAAGGGTTTACTCCGTAGGAGCGAGCGAAGCGACCGGCCCGTCAGGGATCGCCCCCCCCGTTTCTAGTTCCAGTTGTAGTACCGCGATTATTGCGCCTATGTCTGTCATTACACCGTTCAGTTTTTTCGCCTCCTTCTGCGTTAGTAAGTATGGTTTTTCTGTTATTTCGTGTATGCTCTCGTTTATGTCTTCGAGTTCTTTGATACGTCTGCGCATGTCGACGTTGAATTGTCTTTGATGTCTGTTCATGATTGTTTTGGTTTTGAAGGTTTGATTGTTAGAAGCCGAATTGGTCTTTGCCGAGGTCTTTTTGTATTTGCCGTCTCCAACTGTACGGTTTGACGAATTTTGCGCCTCGTGTTTGTGGGATCATTTCTGCCACCTGGGTGAATATTGACACCCATTGTTTTATTTGTTGTGGCGTACTTGTGTTGAACTCTGTTTGTTGTTCTTCGAGTCCTGCGAGAAATTCCTTCACTATTGTTTCGCGTTCGTCCAGCTTCAATGATTGCCAGTTCATGTTTAGCTTTGTTACGATCTCTGCGATTTTCGTTTCTGTCAATTTCGTTTCGGTCTTCTGCTGTATCAGTCCGAGTTTTTGTGCTTCGAGTTTCAGCGCTTGGACTTGACTTTCTGTGTTGATCTGCTTGATCACCTGCGCTTGTGTTCTCTCATCGATTTTTGCTTTGACCATTGATGATCTCGCTTGATTTTCTGCGTGATTCGCTGCTTCCTTCACTGTTGAGATTACGCTTTCTTCTGTTTCGTCCGCGATGTTTGCCTCTATTTCTTTGATGTGTCCTTCGAAACTTAGTATTGTTTCCTGAATACCGAGGTTTGCTGTTTCCTGTGCTAGTTTTGCGATGCGTCCCGTTGCTTCTTGCGTGTCTACGCCTTGCTTCTTTGCCGTGTCTGCTTTGGTGTTTTCTGTTTGTGCGTTGATGTTGTCAATTTGCGCTTTCATCATCAGTGCTTCAGGTATACCCTTTGCGGCTATGTCATATCCCGGCATTTGTGGTGCGGCTTCTGGCATTTGTGCTGCGCCTCCTTGTGCTTGTCCACCGCTGTACGTTCCTCCGTACATCATCCCGATGTTTAATCCTGCTTTTTGCATCTGTTGTCGTTGTGCTTGGAAGTTTGTTTCTTCCCAAGTTTTCATTGCTAGGTTTCTGTTGTGCTCGTTGAGTTCCTTGGCTTGTTGTACTTGTCGTTCTTGAGCTTTCTTAGATGCTCTGTTTGCGGCTATTCCTCCTATGAGGCTGCCGAGGCCGGCGATTACCGCCGGTAACATTCCTATTGCCATTTTTTTCGCGATTTTTGTTTACAAAAATTGTTCACACTCTTTCTTGATACATATGTATACATGCGTAGTTCTTCTACCCTACTGCCTGTCAGGTAGTTGGCTTGGCTTGTATAGGCTCGGGTCCCCCGTCTCCTTTTCCTCCTTTATTTCCATCTGGTTTACCGTCTGTCCTATTTTCAGTTGCGCCGGTTTTTGCTCTTTCTTCTCGCCTTGCTGAGTAGCTTTTTGCGATTTTGTCTGCAGCGTCTATAGCTATTTCGAATCTGTCCGCTCGGATGTTGTATGCTGCGTGTACACCGTCTTTTCTCTCTGTGAATATTATTGGTGCCGGATGGTCTCCTTCTACTGGTTCTTTGTTCGAGATTTTCCGTTCTATTTTTGTTTCGAGGTGTTCTGCCTCGTAGTCTGTTGTTTCCGTGATTGTCGTTCGCGGAAAGTGTGGTATTGTGTACATAGTAGTTAAGCCGGGGTATTTCCGCCCCGGCTCGGTTTATTGTTGTTTATTTGTCCTGCACGATTTTTGTCACAGGTTCGGCATGATCTTGGCACTCATTTTTCTGCGTGCTATTAGGTCTACACCTATTTGCACCCAGAAATTTTGTGCATCTCGTCTTGTGTCCGCGAAGATGTAGTTGAATTTCGCGGGATCGATGTATGTTGTGAGGTCACCTATTCTCAGGTTGTCCGGTTGTAGTTGTACGGTTTCCGGCTCGTATCTTCTCGTCAGTACCATGAACATTTGGTTGCTCGGGTCCGCGAAGTTTCCTTTTACCTGATTGACGTTGGTCATGTAGTTGATCCATGCCGGTTGTTTTCCTGCACTCTTGAATTGTGGTGTACCGGGATCGCCACCGCCGGTGTCTACCGGAATGAGTGTTGACCAGAAAGCCATTTGGTCCGTGATTAGTTCTTGGAACCCGATTTGATCTAGCGCTGGTTTGTGTAGGTCGTTCATCGTTTTGAGATTTACGTCCCATTTGTTTCCCTGACTGTAGTCGAGTAATGGCGTTAGGCTTACAATGCCCATTATGTAGCTTGGTTCATCTACTTTTGCAATTACTTTTCCGCCTTTGCGCCTTGTTCCTGTTTTTCCTCTGCCGGCTAGTGTTCCCAGTGGTTGTGAACCCTCTGCGTCTGAGGCGCTGTTTGATATGACTTCTTGGAATTGCAGCCAGGTCATTAGGCCGCCAAGATAGATTGGATTTTCGGCGCTTCGCTGGCGTTTGTGAGTGTATACTGCGTCGAGCCAGTCGTCGTAAGTTCCTCCGGATATTGCTATGCGGTTTAGCATATCGTAGATTTTCTTGTTTAGCAGCAGTTCGTCTATTTTGAAGCTGTCTCCTGTTGTGTCTACTTTTGTTACTTCTGCCACCCCGTTCGGTCCGTCGATCCATTCGGTGCTTATCCAGTTATTGAATAGGTCGCTTTGGTACGTTTTTACTGCGAGTCCTTCTTGCGCGTATTGTGAGGCCCATCGGTTTATTGGTGTTAGACCTCCGTTGTCGTTTAGAAAGCCGTATGGCGGGAGTGGTGATGATACCATCCTTAACCCTACTTGAAATGGTGTTGATGGGTTTGCGTGCCTTAGGATTCGTCTGCGCATGTCGTCGATGTTAGACAGCGGATACGGATATAGTGTAGGTTCTACGTTGAATACTGTTGACCTGTTTGCTGCGTAGGTGTAGTGCGTCACTTGTATTGTTCTTGTGCGGATTGGCGTTCTTGCTGTTACGCTTCCAGCCACGATGTTTACGGTTATGTCGCTGAACAGTTCGTCGAGTCTGTGCGTACCTGTTATACCGGGTGATACTAGTCTGAAGTCTGCGGAACTCCATGAGTTTGTTATGTTCAGTCCCGTGATAAACGC